TCACATTGGTATCAACTTCTTTACGGTCGCGCCATTTTTCCGGCTGTCGGTTCTTCAACCAAAATATTGCAGCCGTTGTGTCCGGTGGATAATGTTCTATATACTCCTTTTGGTCAGTTATACGCCCGTCAGATGTAGCGAATTTAGTTGCTTTACATGAGTAGCCAATAGCACGATTATACAAGCGAGAAGCTACATTGGCATCAGCCAAATTCTTTCCTTTTTTTAAGGACTCAAGAAATTCAGGGTATTTCTTTTTCCAACTATTGATTGTCTGTTCTGAAACAGAGAAGAATTCAGCAATTTCTTTATCTGTCGCACCAAGCAGACAGAGTTTAAGAACTTGGTCGGAATACTCTTCTTTGTAATCCGATTTACGTCCTCTTTTCTTTTTTTCTGCTGAATTCTTCTTTTCTGTCATAACCAATAACTAACCAAAACTGACAAATTGAGACAACTCATCCTTTAATTCGGGTAAGCCTCCATTATCAAAATAGAAAGAAGAACGCATTTTTCCCTGTTTTTTTACCCCACGCATGGTTTTACACAAGTGTTCTCCCTCCAATACTATACCTATAGCTAAAGGTGGATATTCATCACCAAGTGCATTCCTTATCATATCAACAATATCTTGCGCCAATCTTTCTTGTATCTGTAAGCGGGCAGCGCAGTAATCTACCACACGGCCCACTTTGGAAATGCCAAGAATCTTTCCTTTAGGATTAGGGATATATGCAAACCAATACTTACCAAAGAAAGGCATTATGTGATGTTCGCACATAGAATAATATGTACCGGAATCAGACACAACACTACCACAAGATAAACCATCCTTGCCATTCGGGAATACAGTAATCTTTGGCTTTTGTCCAGGGTCATATCCACGAAATATCTCTTGCCACATCCTTAAAATACGATCCGGAGTGCCAACAAGTCCTTCTCGATTAGGATTCTCACCAATGTACGAAAGGATATTTCTTATCGCACATTCAATATCTTTTGGGTCTGTAGGCTTAGTTTCCATTTGGGATGCTTTTTAATATAATCAATAACTTCTTCTGTATTCTGACAAGAGCATGGCTGTAAATAATACACGGCTGCTGTCATTTCTTCATAGGTTGATAAATCCTGCCCAGTATAGACTACTTTTATTTCATGAGGATTAACAACAATAGCATTACTTCCTTCTTTCGGTGAGCAAGTTACCCAATCTATATTATTCGGTAAGGAGCGCGTCCCGTTAGTTTCTATACAGACATATTTACCTATCCGATGCAGACGGTCTACAAACTCCCTATCAATCCAAAGCGAAGGTTCTCCGCCCGTCAGTATGACCATCACTGCCGGATATTTCCCTACTTCCGACAAGATTTCCTCATCGGACATCAAAATACCGTCTTCATGCTGCGTATCACAGAAAGGACATTTCAAATTACATCCGGAGAAACGGACAAAAACAGCCGGGGTTCCGGTATGATAACCTTCCCCCTGTATGCTGTAGAATATTTCATTTACCTTTTTCATACCATGCTATATTGTTTTCCGATTCCTGCACCATTACTTTAAAACAAGCCGGAACTTGTTCACAAATCCATCTTGCCATATTCTCCGCTGTCGTATTAAATGAAAGCACTTCATTTAAGTTACGGTGATCCAACTGTTCCTGAATCTTTTGTTTTATGTGGGTAAAATCTACAACCATACCATCATCATTCAACTGTTTTGCCCGACACCAAACCACGATTATCCAATTATGCCCATGTAAATTCTCACATTTGCTCTCATAAGACAACTTCAAACTATGTGAAGCTGATATTTCAATACGTTTTCTAACTGTGTACATAATAACTATTTATAAAATGACAATACCTGCATTATTTCATCTTCTTCTTGTTTCCGACCATAAGTTCCGGATTCTATCAAAGGAAAAATTTCTTTTCTGATGTAAGATACATTCCTATCTATAATATCTTCAGTAAAAGGATAGCCATTCAGGGCAAAGGCTATAAACTTGCGAAAACACGGTTTACAACTCCAACATTCTTTCCCATGCTCCGGAGTATAACAACTGAACGATGAAGAAAAGGCCTCATCCATATCGCCACCTTGCGCAATAAAAGCCCTAACGAGTTCAGCCTTTGTGTATCGCTTGAAATCCAGATTTATTTTGATTTTCCTTTCTTCCGTCCAATGCTGTTTCTGATAAAGATAGTTCAATAACTGCTCATAGATATCAGCAAATACCGGAGATTTGTCAAGCACCCGGTCCCCGGCCGTAGCACCTAAACAAATTTCATTCCCATAGTTAGTAGCAATCCCGATAAGGTACATATTCCGCAACGGAATTATCTTATCTTCCCGTTCCCACTTGGAAAGGTCTAGTTTCTCCACTACAACATCAGCAGGAAGGCGCTTTATTTCCTCTTGTGAATACTTTGTGCCCATATCCACGTATAATTTCACATCAGGCTTCCAAATCTTGTCTATAAGCCAGCTATCCATGCCCCCTGAATATAGGAGGACTTTCTTCTCATAAGAACTCTTCTGCATACTTTTGAAATTTTATCCATTCATTAAAATTATGTCTATTCACCAAATCATGATGCCTGGCTCTCATCCCTTTTGGCGGATCGTAGCATTGCATCTGACCGTTATCAAACTTATATATCTGTCCATATCGGGCACCGGATAGCCATGTCGTACTATCAACACTATCAAACTTAAGGTATGGAAGATACTTGGAACTTGTAAAGCCAAGCCCATGAATACGGATGCCGGCACTATGAGCCTGGTCTATAAACCATTTCAGAATCATAGGATTCTGTCTGATTCTTCTACCTTCTTCCATTGCGGAAGTCGTACCGATAGCCACATAAGGATATTCTTCACACATACGTAGAAAATAATCCCTTTTTCTTGAAGCATGCCACACGGGAATAGGTTTCCGCCCTGTCTTATCTTCCAAGTAACGACGGTAATATTCAACCTTACGCAACCCGACAACAACATCAATATCAAGCTCAAAAAACTTTTGGATATTATTTTTGAGAATGAAATCAGCATACTTCCTTACATAACTATCCCAGTCAAATCCATTATTCTTTCCAGAAAAGGCAGAAAAAGCGCCACTATCAAGAATATGCTTTTCTTGGAGCACATAGCTGCCATATCTGCCGGATTTGTGTTCCCAAAAGGAACTAAGAAGATATATATCCGATGTATCCATGCACCATCTTCTGGCACATGGCTTATATCCAGCAAGATAAAGAATCATACCTCTATCTCTTTGTTACAATATGGACAAACCAATACTTTCTTTTTATGCTCTACCTTATCAGCACCTTCAAAGAAGCCCTCAATATCGGTAGGAATTTCATCAAATGGTAGGTCCATATTCCAATCATTGAGTTCTTCCAAGCAGAAATCTTCTACAATAGCGGCAAAATTAAATTGGGAGGAATCGGAAACACGATTGTCAGCCAATGCCAACAGCTTCCTCTTTTCATCTTTTGTTGATAGGTCGGTTCTCTTAATAGCGATTAATTCCGTACCGTCAGACTCGATAACACGCACTTTTAACCCAAGTTCCTGGGCTTGTTCATAGACACCATTCCCGGCAATGACAATATCGTTTTTATCCACAAGAATAGAACGTCCGGCCCCACACTCCGTAAGGCTCTTACGAATAAGACGTTTGTTTTCTTCTCCATGAATACGATAATTGCGGGGGTCTAACTTAATCTCACTTACTTTAGACATAGCAATTTCGTTTTTCGATTAAAATATAGACTCCCCTGCAATTTTCTTTCGAATCAGTTCCTGTACTTTGTTATAGATTTCATAAAGCTGCTTTAAAGATTCCTTTCCCGGCCAGTCCGAAAAATTTGCATCTTCAAAAAAACGATATTCAAAGACCCTTCGCGCCAAAGGACTCAAGTCCAAATCCTGCAATACATTGCGTACCTGATGGAAACGACTAAGAAGAAGTTCGTTCTTATCGACTGATTCTTCTTTCACATCCTCAATTTCCAACCGCGAATAGTCCACGTTCTGATCCACCGGCATTGGACGATATTTGCTCCGATAAGGTGAAGTGTCTGAAGTTACATTCAGTTTTATCATCTTCAACACAAAGAAATCCAATTCCGTACAGCCGTTTTTCTTTGCGGAAAGAAGTTGCTGCAGTTTAGCATCATCCTTTTGCAGCAAAGAACAAAGCACCTCATTCAACACGTCGTTAGCCTCATCCGGAATACCGGCCAAGCCACAATGATAGACCGCATAGTCCAACCAGCGTTCATATCTCCGTCCTATATATTTTTCTACTAATGCACTTGCCATAAGCTATAAAGTTGTTATCTTTGTGTGTTCTAAGAAAGCTTTATAGCTTACTGGCGGTCGGTAGTGGTGTATCGGCCGCTTTTTTTATTCCTTATCTTTCTTCAATTCCGCAATATGGATAATCCCAGAAAGACAGTTTCCCTTTCACGTTACTTATAGGCTTATCAAAGAGTATAGCATCTTTCAACACCCAGTTATAAACTCCTTTCTCAGCCCAGATAGAAGAATGATTCTGTACACAATCCACTATCTTAACGCTACCGATAATGGAGCCTGTACAAAAATTAAAATCTTTCCACTCTTTGTTTTCCGGTAATGCCAATAACTGCTCATTGGTAAGTATTGAATCATAGAAATTATCGTAATTCAAAGGTTTACCACTTGAATGAATCAGTACCCTCTGCCCTAAGTATTTCTTAGGGCAGCTCCAAGTACGGTTCTCAATGTCTTTAATGCCATGGCATATCAAAGAGGCCCACGGCTGCCTGATAGATATCGTTTTCATAATTTTGCTATTAGATAATTTAAATACCAATACAATCCAAAGTAAAACACCGTACAAACAATCACAGTAGCCATAATCCAAAATGCTAACAGCCTATATCTTTTATCTTCTTCCATCTGTAAAGTGTTTCATTCTCCATTTCTTAAATTCATGCTCACGTTCCGATAACCATTCACAGGTCCTATCATAAGGGTCTGATTTATATCTGGAAGCTTCATTTATAGATTCCTCCTCGGCTGCACCACAGCGTTCGGAAAAATACCTGCGAAACCACCCAAGTATTATCTGCCCGTCCAATCGGTCATATAAATTGCCGTAATAGCCGCTTTTGGCGCGCTTAAAGAGCAAATTTATATCTGCTATAGTCAGAAACTTATAATCCTGTAAGATTATCATGGCAGTTTCAAAAGTTTGGGCATCCGTCATCTTCTTGCCTACATTCACAAACTCACGCAGATTAACAAGCCATCCCTCCAAGTATGCTTGAAGGCAATCATAACCGTATGCTTGCTCTATCTCAATCAACGCAGGTGTATTGGCACTAAATACAGCCGGGTAAGAATTAACCGCCCTGCATGCCACCTGTACCGCCGGAACCGAGAATTCTCTCAAGAATGTTTCTTTTGTAATCGTCGCTAACATTCGAGTTTCCCCCGGCTGCCGTACCACCACCATTTGTCTTTCTGTATTTTCCATCTTCCATATCCTTTTTTGCCCATTTTCGGAATGTCAAATTTGCGCTGACGTATTTCTTCAACAGCTCACGGTAATTGTGCATGGAGCGCAAGGTATTCTCGATTACCTCAATGGGGAAATCTTGTTTTATCCGTTCAAACTGAGCTTCTGTAAACGGCTCCTTCAATTTACCCACATTAGGAGCGTTTGCATCAATCCAAGCCTTGAACTTTTTAAAATTCTCACTCTCGGGGGGTGGGGGCTCCTCGCGCGTGCGCGTAATACTCCCATCCTCTCCTTTACTCTCCTTTCCTTTCCTATCCTTTCCAGCAGGAATATTCTCTACCGTTCCCGATTCTTCGGGAATATTCTCGAATGTTCCCGAATTTCCTGTTTGGGCGGAAAGAAGAGCCTTTTCTATAACTTCTTCCGGAATTTTTGACTTTTGCGGTTTGTCGATGCGTTCGCTGGAAAAGTCCATCACGTAGTAGCTTTTGTTCTCGTATGTAAAAGGTACAAGGACGGAGTTCTCAATCAGCTCTTTCAGCCACCCAGAAACCTGCTGCTTACGAATGTCTTCGCGGGCAGGAAAAACTTTCGACTTAATGATAACCTCATTCGCAAGAATGACGCCGCTATCATCAGCAAAGTTCTTCATGCCGATATAAAGCAGCCAAGCAGGAAGAGATACATTCGAAAATCTTTCATCTTCCCAAAATTCCGGAACTATAGTTCTAATTCTTGGCATTATTACACTATCTAATTATGCGACCTTCTTTAGACACTTACATATCAAATTCATATTATTATTCACCAGCTTTACTATGCTATCATGGTATTCTGTATTTCTATTGCAGACACCACGGGACTGAACTATACTGAATGTCTTTAAATTAACTTCAACCGTTTCAATGTGCTTCTTGCCTATCCGGGCAGAAAGGATAAGAGAATCCTTCTTCTTGAAATATTCATTTGAAAAGACACAATGGTGCATAATTTCTCCTTCTTTCTTAAATTCCTCAAGGCTTTTCAACGGTATCACCACTATCTTACCATCCGACAGTTTCAAATCAAAGAATTTCGATTTCTCCTTAATGTAGTCTTCGGCATATTTCTTAAGTTCAAGCAAACGCTGCATATCACGTGCCTTGCGTGCCTTTTCATCATCACGTTTCTTTCTCGCCACATACAAGTCATGAGCTTTTTTTAGATTCTTAGGACAAACGTAATGAGCATTATGCAGATCTTTATGATAATGATCTAGTAGTTTCAGATAATCAAACCACATTGAAACATCTTTAATCCGATATTTATTACGAAGACAAATTTTTATAGACGGCCAATACATATCAATCTTGTAACGGTGGCCCTCGAAATAATCTATTAATTCATAATGTCTTGCCTTTAGAAGTGTTTCAGCCTTAGGAGAATGGGGAATTGTATTGATGGCAGTAAGAAATGACATACCGCGTAATTTACAATCTATACCCATTCGAATATACTTAGGTCTAAAGACAGAGGCCGGATGATAGCGTTCGCAATAAATATCATTGTCATGATTGTAATAATACGATCCAACAACTTTATTCCGTATCTCCAGTTCTCCGCACCAGCCATTGAATCCCGTATTATTGGCACGAGCTACTACTTCCCGGTTACCGTCGTCTTTTATCCAATGTTGCAGTATTTCACGAATATAATAACGAGGCTTTGTTTCTTCTCGGTAATAAGCAATCAATTCAAAACTACGGATAACTTGGAATTCCTCACAAATTTCTGCCTTGCCAATAAACATTGTCTGTTTATTGATACGCTTCCTCGACTGTTCTATCTTCAAAGATGCACCACAATGAGGACAAATAGCACGCTTACGTTTTACAAGTTCTGGAGAGAAGCGCTGCCCGCACTCCATACATATAACACGTGACTTGGTTGCATATCCTATATGTTTTAAACAATCGCTTTTAGCCCAGTCAATCATCATATTCTCAATATTAGATAGCTGGCTACTCAAACCAACTACCCTAAATTGTAATTTCGTTCTTGGCTTCATAATCCTTCAAATAATGAGAATTGCAAAGAAGATGACTCGTTTTTCTTTCCCTTACGCCTGCTATTCGTTTTTTCCGGGCAACCGGTTTCTTTTTGAGGTGCGGCACCCACATCACTTTTAGGTGCCTGAGAAGTGGATGCTTTATAATTGGTCTGCTTACTAACCTTGATGTCGTCTTCATCATAGTAGTGTACTGCAAGACCGAAAACCTCATCGTCAGACATACATACGGCATTGCCGCGTTTCTTTGCCTCACTAAGAATATAATCAAAACATTCGTTTATATTCTTATTAGGTTTCGCATATACATTAGCGAAAAGAGGGTCATTCTTCGCCCGTTCTTCCAAATACGATTGGATGATCTGTTTGGGTGTCTTAGTTTTTTCCATAGCATTAATTATTTATAGACATCGGCATTAATAAGTAAGTAAGGCTGCGTTCTTCTTCATCGCAGCGAGATAAAACAGCCGCTCTTGACGGGTCCGTCATGGATATAGAAATGTCTTCTGAGGGAATACTATTCACAAGTTCTATCAAGAAACCGCTCTTAAATCCTATCTCAATGGCTTCACACCCATCCTGCAAAATCACAGTTTCTTCCGCAGACTTGGAAAAATCGAAATCATGGGCAGTTATAAGCAGGGAACTCTTATCGAATTTTAGGACAACCAAAGAGGAAGAGATATTGCAGAATACCGAAACACGCTTTAAAGCCGCCAATAAGTCATTTCTTTTTAGAACTACTCGCTTGGACTGATTTTGAGGAATGACCGCACGGTAATTGGGATATCGTCCTTCTATCATTCGGCACACAAGCCGATAAGAGTCAAAATCAAACTGAACATTAGTTCTATTCACTTTTACTTCCAATTCCAAGCAATCTTCCGGAACCAGATTGGAAAGCAATTTTGCAAACTTGCTCGGAAGAATAAATCCGGCGCGCTCCTTACGTGTATATGAAGCCGGCAGTTCAACCATTGCCAACCGACTGCCATCTGTACCGACATAAGAAGTCTTTTCCAAATCTATGTCAAAATAGACTCCGTTCATCGTAGGACGAAGTTCGTCATTTGCACTGCAGAACTGAACTTGGCGAACCCCATACAGCAAGTCATTACCTGATAGCAGAAACGAATGACTACTATCATCAATATTCATTTCCGGATATTGCTTGCCATCCTCAATAGGCATGGTAAATTTTCCGTTTGCATACTTGACTATCATTTCCTTTTCATAAATGGAAATGGTTAAAGGCTGTTCGGACATTTCTTTTAAACCATCCAATAATGTCTTGGCACTTGCCAAAAAAGAACGGTTTACGAAATCCGCCTTGCCATCCACATTGGTAGATATGCGGCCACCTTCCTCACCGGCCGTTACTTGAATAAAGCCTGATTCGTCAATGACAAACAAAAAATTGTCATAAGCCGGCAATGTGTTCTTTGGCTGAATGATTCTGCCTACTGATTTCAGTTTGTCTAATAATGCTGTTTTTGAAACAAGTATTTCCATGTGTCATTTGTTTTATGGCACATAGCAAAGAGAAGAATGTGTTAGAAGTGAAAAATGCTGTTTTCAATATGTTATAAACAGCAAAAGCCGGATAAATTTAGTATTTTATCCAGCTCGTAACCAATTGCTCGGTGCAAATATAGAAAGAGTTTATTTCACAACAAACTTTTTCAGACTTTTTTTATTCATTTTTCTTCAAAAGGTCCAAAACAGCCCTATTTGCCTTGTCGCAAATGGAATAATCAATATCAATATAGATATCCGCCATTTTAAAATCATTGTTCACGTGCCCAAGGCAAAAATCAACATCCGCTTTGGCTATCCCGGCTTTATTTCTTGCTATACTTGCCCAACTATGGCGGGCCCAGTTGGTAGATAGTTGTAC